GTATTGGATCAGCTGAAGAAACGGCGTGAAACACGGGCTGACCTGGCAGATGTTGAACCAGGTTTGTTTGTTAGGTGGCGGGCTGAAAAAGGTATCTACACCGGCGTGGTGGATGAGGTTGTGACATCCGGCATGGCTGAGTTTGGTGCAGAATCCATGGACACTGATGATGTTGGGCCAGTAGCAATCATCACAGTGTTTGTGGAAATGAATGATGACCTGATTGAAACAGACAGGCAGGTGGGTGTGCCAGTGGTGGATTTGGACCTGGTGGCTGACCTGGGTGACGGATCAGAAGAACAGCGGCAGGTGACCGGCAATGTGAAGGTTGCATTGCAACGGAAGCTAGAGGAACACAATGATGAACATGGGGATGATGCTAGGAAGCGGGCCACCATGTCCATGTTGGAAAAGGTGTTTGAACGTGGTGTTGGGGCATACAAAACCCAGCCCAGTTCAGTGCGCCCAAGCATCCCCAATGCGGAAGCGTGGGCCTATGCACGGGTGAATTCATTTCTGTATGCCCTGGCCAATCTGAAGTTCAGACGGGGCAAGCATGACCAAGATTTGTTGCCCAGCGGGCACCCAGAATCAAGTAAGGATGAACGGATGAGTGATGAAAAACGGGAACGTGTAAATGTTGACCAGTTCACAACTGAAGATGAAGCCAAAGCAAGGGCTGAAATTCTGGGGTGTGAAGGTACACACACAATGGATTTGGATGGCCAAACAATCTACATGCCATGCAGTACCCATGCGGCATATGACAGAATTGTGGAAGGTGGCGCTAGCGGTGGTGGTTCCGGTGGCACAGGCGGCTACAGAGCTGCCCCAGCAGAAAAGTTGGAACGGCGTGCCCACCAAGAAGTCAAACTGGAATCCGGTGATACAGCTGACACCATTGTGGGCTACGCCAGCGTGTTTGATTCAGAGAGCCGTGACCTAGGTGATTTTGTGGAATACATCAAGCCAGGTGCATTCACCAGGGCAATCAATGAACATCATGATGTGCGGGCGCTGGTGGACCATGACCCCAAGATGATTCTGGGCCGGACCAAATCCGGCACCCTGCGTTTGACCCAAGATGAACACGGGCTGCGGACTGAGATTGACATACCCCACACAACCGTTGGCCAGGACACATTGGAATCAATCCGGCGTGGTGACCTAGATGCCATGTCATTTGGGTTTGTGGTGCGGGATGATTCCTGGGAAGAGCGTGACGGAAAGACGGTGCGGGAAATCCGTGACCTGGATTTGTTTGATGTTTCCGTGGTCAGCTTCCCAGCCTATGAGGACACAACCGTGGCTGTGCGTGGTTTGAAGCGTCAAGCCCTGCGGCGGGACACACCCAAACCTGAAATGTTGCGGCTGTATCTGCGGATTTCCGATGGGGTTGCCGAATAAAAGAACAACCCTCCTGGGCTGGGTTGGGGCAACCTGATTCAGCCTTTTTGTTTTGGGAATCTGCCAACGGGCAGTGGGGCCAGCTGGCCATCCAATTTCCAACGCTACAGGTGCCATTGTCTGTTGATTGTGGTGCGCTGAAACCTGTTTTTTTGTTTCACGTTTCAAAAGGAAAAATACCGTGAACATCAATTACCTAAAGGAAAAGCGCGCTGCCCTGATTGCAAAGCAGCGTGAAATTTTGGATGCCAACAAAGACGCATCCTCATTGCCAGCAGATCAAATGGAACAGTTTGAAGGCATGGAATCTGAAGTGCGTTCCATTGAAAGCCGCATCAAGCTGGAAGAGCAAACCGCCCAGCGTGAAGCTGAAATGGCTGATGTTGTTCTGAAAACTGAAGAAGCTGAACACCGTGGTGAAATTACCACTGAGTCAGAAGAATACCGCACAGCATTCATGAAGCGTTTGTGTGGTGAGCCAATGAATGGCGCTGAACAGCGTGCATTGTCCATTGGTTCAGCTGGTGCTGGTGGCAACCTGGCCACCACCGCTGTCAGCCAACAAATCAGCCAGTTGCGTGAGGAAGCAAACTTTATGCGGCAAATCGGCACGGTCACCCAAGTCAGCCAAAAAACCGCATTTGCAACTGAATCCAGCATTGGTTCAGCGGCATACGGGGCTGAAGGTGGTTCCATCTCGGAGTCTGACCATCAGTTTGGCCAAGTGACCATGAACCCAGTGCGTCTGGGCCGGATCATGAAGGTTTCTGAAGAGCTGTTGAATTACACCGGCACGTTCAGCGCTGCCCAGTTGGAAGCCTACATTGCATCCAGCTTTGCACGTTCATTTGCAACCGCTGAATTGGCAGCGTTCTTGACTGGTGATGATAGCAACGCGCCGAGGGGTATTTTTGACAATGCTGCATCTGGTGTGACTGCTGCCAGCCAGACTGCTGTGACTGGTGATGAAATCATTGACCTGTTCTACAGCGTGGCAGTTGATTACCGTATGGCCCCAACCGCCAACTGGATCATTTCCCCAGAAGCAGCCAAGGCAATCCGCCAGCTGAAAAACCCAGTGACCACCAGCGGTTCATTGAATTACCTGTGGACCCCAGGTTTGGGTGCAGCACCTGACACCCTGTTGGGCAAGCCGGTCTATGAGTCTGACAACGTGGACGCTATGACCACTGGTAAGAAGCCAATCCTGTTTGGTGACACCAGCTACTATCAAATTGTGGATTTCGGCGGGTTTGAATTCACCCGATTGGATGAGCTGTTTGCGGCCAATGGCCAAGTTGGTGTGCGGGGCATTGCGTTCAATGACGGTGAGTTGTTGAACACCGCTGCGTGTAAGGTCATCACCCTGGCCTGATTCTGATTCCAGGATTGACATTTTGAACAGATGGGGCACCCTCCGGGGTGCCCTATTTTTGTTCTATTCCGAATGATTCCTAAAAGGGGCAGCATGGATCCACATTATTTTGGCCTGAAACAAACCACGGGACCAGCGGCAGCGGTGGTTGCAACGTCCGATGCCAAAGCATGGCTGAGGATTGACCATTCCGATGAAGACACCCTGATTGCCAGCCTGGTGACCAGGGCCACCAACGTGGTTGAACATTTGACCAACCGGCAGCTGATAAACGCCAGCTGGACGTACCAGGTGGATCAGTTCCCCCACCAGGATGCTATTTTCTTCCCGATTGCCCCACTGGTGTCTGTGACATCCATTAGCTACACCGATGGGGACGGGGCCAGCCAGACGTTGGGCACCAGTGTGTATGGCGTCGGCACCATCCGTGACCCTGGCAGGATTTTCCTGAAGTCAGGCCAAGAGTGGCCAAGCACATTGGACCAAGCAAACGTGGTGACGGTTGTGGCTGTTGCAGGCTACGGCACCAGTGCGTCTGATGTGCCAGAGGGTTTGAAACAGGCTGTGCTGATGCTGGTGGCCCACTACTATGAACACCGTGAAGCAGTTGACCCCAGGGGCAACACATTTGCAGAAGTGCCATTGGGCGTGAAAAACCTGTGCCACCAGTTTGAGGTTGGGAAGGCGTACTGATGCGGATCGGACCCATGCGGCACAGGGTTCAGGTGCAGAATCCAACCATGACCACAGACGGCGTTGGCGGGCGTACAGCCAGTTATTCAACGGCGGTGACCCTGTGGGCCAGAATTGAACCCAGCCGTGGTGAGGAGCTACAAAACGCCAACCAGACCAAAGGCAGGATCACCCACAAAATCACCACCAGGTATGCCAGTGAAATCACCACCACATCTAGGCTGGTTTACAGCAGCAGGAATTTTGAAGTTGTGCAGGTGCTGAACAGGCTGGAAAAAGATGAACAGTTGGAAATCCTGGCCAGGGAGATGGTGTAGCCATGGCCCTGTTTGGAAACAATAAGGCCAAATTCTCCAGCAAATTCGGGGTAGATGTCAAACTGATTGGTGACCGTGAATTACGTAGGGCAATCAAACTGTTGGGTGAAAAAGATGCCCAGCGGATTGCCAGATTGGCTGTGCGTCAATCATTGAAGGATATGCAGTCAACAGCCAAACAAGCGGTTGCGGTTGATGATGGTGACACCAAAGAACAGATCCAAATCAGCCTGAAGCGCAAACGTGGTGGCAATGAAATCACAGGGCGTGTTGGTGTTGGTTTGAAGGGCGGCAGCAGAAGAAAATTAGCAGCAATCATTGAGTTTGGGCGGCGGGCATTTACAGCCAGTATTGTTGGCAGGAATGGCACCACATATCGGGTGAAAATCCCAGCAGTGCCAGGGCAGTTTTATCTGACCAGGGCGGCTGACAGACACTTGCCAAGTTTGTTCAAAGACATCAAAAAAGAGTTCAACCGTAGAATCAAAAACCGGATCAAGCGGCTGGCAAAACAGGCAGGTGTGAAATGAGTACCAAAAGCCCATTGGAACGTGCCATATATAAAAAGCTAACGGATGATTTGAACGTGGGTGCTGCGGTTTCTACCAGGATCAGCCCATTGGTTTTGGATCAGGAATTGACACTGCCAGCCATTACATATGACATTTCAACCAGCAGGCCACACAGTGATTTGTCTGGTGCCACCAGGCTTATCAGCCTAGACATGGATTTTCTGTGCATGGCAGACACATTCCTGGCAGCGTCAGACCTGGGTGAAGATGTCAGAAAAGCCCTATCAGGTTTCCGGGGTTCAGTGGTGATTCCATTGGCTGGGGGTTTATCGGGTACCGTACAAATCCTGGGCTGTACCCATACCAATGACCGAACAGATTATGCAGCCCCAGTTGATGGGGGCAGGCAAGGTTCCTACATCAGGATGTTGTCATTCCTGATTTCTTATAGAGCAAACTCAACGGGATAAATTCATGGCAGCATTTTTAGGGCAAGGCGCGCGGGTTGATTGGAACAGTTTAGAGCTGGGCCAGGTTCTGTCTATTGACGGACCAAACCTGGAACGTGCCATGATTGACACCACACATTTGGGAACGGGCCAGACCGTGGACAGCCAGGATGTCAAGTTCAGAACATTTGCGGCTGGGTTTGGTGATTCCGGTGAAGTATCCATGGAAATCCAGTTTGACCATGCTGATGGTCAGCAAGGTGCGTTGTGGGATGATTTCATGACCGGCACCAGCCGAACCCTGAAAGTCACATTCTCTGATGCTGATTACTATGAAATGACTGCGTTTGTACGTTCAATTAGCCACAGCCAGGCCATTGATGAAGTCAACCGCGCAACCATTGCGTTCAAGATTACCGGCGGCGTTTCACACACGGCAGCCTGATAAAAACAGCCAAAAGGAGGGCTGACACATGGCAGATGTTTTGTTGTCAAGGGATGACATCCTGGGATCAGATGACCTGCGTTTGGAACGGGTTGATGTCCCAGAATGGAATGGGGTTTTGTACGTTCGGGTGATGACAGCCGGTGAACGTGACCAGTTTGAAGCTGAGGTGGCGGGCGTTGGCAAGCGTTCCAAAAACATGTCCAACCTGCGGGCCAGATTGGTTTGCCTGGTTGGGTGTGATGAGAATGGCAAAGCGTTGTTTGAAAAGGGTGACGCTGCCGCATTGGGTGCCAAATCCGCTGCGGCGGTTGATCGGGTGTTCACGGTAGCAGCCAGACTGAACGGGTTTACCAGCCAGGACATTGATGAGCTGGAGGGGGAATCAGAGCCCGCCCAATGAGCCGGTTTCTATTCCGGTTGGCGCTAGCATTGGGCCTGACAGTCGGGCAGCTAAAGCGTGAGATGACCAGCCGGGAGCTGTCAGCCTGGTTGGCCTATGACAGAATCAGCCCCATTGGGCCAGAGCGTGATGACATCAACCAGGCCATCCAGTCTGCGTTGTTTGCCAATGCCCACAAAAAGAAGGGGGCACGGTCATTCAAGCCTGGGGATTTCATGCCATTCCATCCAGGTGCGGACGGCAAAGCCAGAACAGCCGAACAGATGAAGGCAAAGCTAGGTTTCCTGGCCCGAATGTCCAAACCCAAGGAAAGCTAAATGGCAACCGTCAAAGCGCTGAACATTGCAATTGGAGCCAACACTCAGGGGTTCCGGCGTGGTCTGAAACAATCTGAAGGTGCGTTGTCAAAGTTCCGGCGTACAGCCAGCAGCGTTGGGGCTGGTGTGGCCAAAGGTTTGGCGGTTGGTGCGGCTGGTGTTGCTGCGGTTGGCACAGCCATTGGTTTGTCTGTGAAATCATTTGCAGAGTTTGAATCAGGCATGTTGCGGGTTCAGGCTGTGACTGGTGCCACGGGCAGTGAATTCCTGGCATTGACTGAACAGGCCAAACAATTGGGTGCCACCACAGCGTTTTCAGCCAAACAAGCGGCTGAGGGGATGGGGTTCCTGGGGCAGGCCGGTTTCAATGCCACTGAGATTCAAGCGGCCATGGGTTCCGTGCTGAACCTGGCAGCGGCGGGTGCCCTGGAATTGGCTGACGCGGCTGACATCACGGCATCGGTGTTGCGTGGGTTTGGGATGAATGCAACAGAGGCCACCAAAGTGACCGATGTGCTGGCCAAGGCAGCTGCCAGTTCAAACACCAGCGTTCAGGAAATGGGTGAGGGGTTCAAGTTTGTTGGCCCAGTTGCCAGCGCCATGGGGCTGAGCATTGAGGAAACAGCGGCAGCGTTGTCTGTGTTGTCTGATGCTGGCCTGAAGGGTTCATTGGCCGGTACAGGTTTGAGGCAGGCCCTGGTGAAGATGGGGCCAGACATCATCCGATCAGGTGGCCTGTTGCCGGCATTGAAAAAGTTGGATTCAGAAGGTGTGCGGGCGGTGACTGCGGCCATGGATTCACTGGGGGCGCGGGCAGGTACAGCGGCCATTGCTCTGGCAAATAACACAGCCAGGGCTGAAGAGTTGGAACAGACGTACAAGAACAGTGGGGGTGCGGCACAGGAAATGGCTGACACTCTGATGTCAGGTGTGACTGGGGCAGGGCTGGAAGTTGTTTCAGCGTTTGAGGCTGTCAGGAACAACGTGGGTGAGGCGTTCGGGGAAGCATCCATTGGATTCTTGGGGGCATTCTCTGAAGGGCTGCGGGCGCTGGCAGGGCTGGTTCAAAATGTGGGGGATGAATTTGGCCTGACCAAAGAGGATGGACGGGAAGCGTTCATGGGGCTGATTGATGTCCTGGAGGCTGTGGCGGTTGCTGGTTCACATGTGATTGATGGATTCAGGGCTGGATTCCTGGGCATCCGCATTGTGCTGGGTTCAGTTCTGACAGCCATTTCAGCTGGGCTGGTGGAGCTAATTGAGCTGGCAGCGGCAGCGTCTGAGGTTCTGGGGTTTGATGAAACTGCGGCTGACATGCGGGGGGCAGCATCATTCCTGGCAGACATGCGTGATTCATTTGCGGATCAGGTTGTTTCAGATGCTGATGCCATTGGTGGATTGTTTGACGCATCGGGCGTTCGGTCCACGTTTGATGAAATCCGTGGTGTGTTTGATGAAACCAAGGGTGCAGCAGCAGAGATGGCAGAAACCATCAATCAAGAGTTGGACACAGTTTCTACTGAGGTTGAAACCAAGATCAAACCAACGTTGGCTGAAATGTTCCCAGACCTGGCAGGGTTCCAAAAGAACATCATGGCCACATCCGATGAAATCAAGAACGTGTTGGGTGCCGCTGGGGTTGGTGCAGATGTCATTGCCCAGACCATTGAGGATGGGTTCAAACTGACTGACCTGCAAGAGATTGAAAACAGGCTATCTGAATTGAAGTTGGCTGAAGCGTTGTTGGGAACAGGCCAATTGGAAGGTGCCATTGATGCTGACAGACTGCGGGCCAGCATATTGTCTGCGCTGCCAGACGTGGCTGAGGAAGACAAGGCCCAGGCGGCAAGTACGCTAGGCAACCTGCAATCGGTTTTGGGTACAATCAAAGTTGATGCAGGCGGAGCCAAGAAGGATTCAGATAACCTAGAAAAGATTGCCAGAAACACTGGTGACATTGCAGCAAAGAGTGATGAAGGGGCATTTGTATGACACTCCAAGCGGTTGAAACAAGCAGGCAACAAACAAACAACAGAGACAACCAAAGCGGTACCAGAGAGTTTTTGGTTTTTGAGGATGATGAATCCCAACCACAGCCAACACTGCAACAGGCTGTCAGTAGCACAGGGGTTCGGTTATTCACTCGAGACCAAACGCCAGTGTTGGGCAGGTTGATTCCCATAGAAGTCAACGTATCCACAGATTTGGAAGCGTTTGGAAAATTTAAAGTAAATTGGAAGTATGGGTTGGAGGATGGCGGGTTTGATACTTCCCCGGGTGACCCAGACTTTATTGATTTCAGCATCACCCAAAGACCTGTTGCAATTGACATTTTCAGAGTGAACACAACAAACACGCCCATCAATGCACCAGGCACAGACAGTGTGCGCACAGATATTGGTGGTGAATCTGTAGACTCAAACGGTGACCCAATTACAAAGTTTGTAAACCAGCAGGAGTTATCAATTACAGTGCGTTCAGAATCATTTTTGAACATACCGATTGCAACATCATTCAACATGCTGGGCACCAGAAACTCACTCGGTTATTTAGGGGCGGCGGCTGGATTTCTGGTATACACCGGGTTGTCTGTTCAGCGTGACGGGGTGAACAGCTACAACACAACATTGAATTTTGTGTTTGATGAAGAAGCCCACAGGCGGCAGGTTCCCCAGCGTGACCTGAACGGCACCATCATTCCAAAAAGTACGGGCACATCATCAAACCCAATGAACCGTGCAAAACATGTTCATTTGGAACAGCCATTTCCTAGAGTCACAAACTTTGCTGACCTGGGGATCCCAAGCCCAATCTAATGTCAAACTACCCAAACATTTCAACCGGATTAGGCAAGTTTACCCCAGACCTGTTTGCCAGGCTGATGGTGATGCTGCAAGCTTATGAGTCTGACCCGTCAAGATTCAAAACACTTGACCAAAAACAAAAAGGGGGTGAGTTTAGAAAAACGTTTATTGGCAAGATCACACATACGGGGACAATCAGCACAAACAGATTCAAATACACAGTTGATGAACAGGTGCCAAAAGATTTTGTGACGGGTGGTCCATTTGATTTTGAGCAAAAACCGGGCGGTTATTCGGCGCTGTTTGCAATCAACACTGTAGAGGTGCCAAATACTGCAAGTTCAGTTGGACCTGGGATTGATTTATCGGCAGCAGACTTCCCACCAGGGATGTCTTTACAACCAATAAAAGATGGCACGCTGGCCATTTGTCATGTTTTGTATGATGAACGTGGCGTGCAAACCGCATGTTTTACAGTGGCCAATGCAGTTGACGGCAGTTGTGAATAATGGCATTCAACGGGAAGAGAAGATGTTGTTGTGATTCACCAACGCCGGTTTTAGACAAAGCTTTTTTTGAAGTTAAATCTGTTGTGCCCATTGCGGCGGCTGAACAGGTGATTGACAAAACCTATTCATATTGGTTTGAAAGACCGGATACAACATTTGTGGATGGTGTGGTGCCCGATTCAACAGTGTTGTGGGAACGTGGGTCAAGCACAAATATCAATTCAGAGTTGACAGCTGATTTGACTTATGGAGCCTGGAAATCAGCAGGTAGTGAAACTGCGTATGTTGGCCCCAGTGGTGGGAGTGCATTCAACGGCAGCAGCAACACGTTTGTTGAAGCTGGCAGCGGGTTTGGGCTGAACGGTGAGGCGTTAGAAAGAGCGCTAACACGGCGCGGTTGGTATCTGACATCAACAACAAGAGTTTTGACAGAAGCACAGTTTGATGCCCTTGATGAATGCAAAGTTCTGATGCCGTTACCGATTGCAGTCAGTACGGGATCAAGCGGGAACAATGCTATTGAAATCTATAGCACCAGGGGCTGGATGTTTGGGGATGACCAATACAATGCCACCCCAGCCATTGGACCAATTACCAAAGGGGATTTTACCTGGGAGGTTTACCCCAAAACAAATTGCAATTATCCGGTTGGCGGAAACGTGCATGATTTTACAGCCCTGTTCCCAGCAACCATTTCATTCAGTGTTTCTGGAACAATGCCCATTGGGATATTCAGAATTGCTGAGGGGTTCAGCATTTTCAATGTCAATGGCAGTGGAAACTACACATTCAGCAAAGTAACAGCGGGGACTGGCACGGGATCAATCACTATCAAATATGAACAGACCAGCCCAGACCCGTCTGATGATTCATACTTAGGACAGGTTGAGGTCACAGGTGATGATTTATTAGGAGGCACATTCACAGCAAACTGCAAACTAGAACAGCCAGTTATTGGTGATTTTGGATTCGGTGTTAGCTCTGGTGACAGCAACAGCATGACCCTTTTGGGTACAAGTTCTAATTGTACAACACAATTTGGCTATTTCCCAGATGACAACAGACTTTTATGTGATGATTGTGACCCAAACAGCTTTGACATGAGTACGTTTAGTTCATGTTCACCAGCAAATTTTGATGGCAATTTTTTAAAAGATAAAAATTATGTGTATTTTCCTGGATCCAGATTGAGTGCGCTACCCGACAACAACACATTGGGGGCGGACTTATCTTTGGAAGAAAATTATCCAACTGAAGAAGCCCTGTTTGGCGGCACATCCGATAGCCTGAGGATGCTGAAAGGGTTGGCCAACGGGCCATTGTTGGCCTGGGGTGCGGCCACCGGCAGCACGGTGAACATTGAAGTGAAAGCGCCAAACGGGATAGGGTTGACCAGTTATTTACTTTCCCCACCAGTGGGCCGCTGTATCAATCCAAACCAGTGGGATTCTGGCCCGCTGGTTGGATATTTTATGAACACTTTTGTCACCCCTGTTTATGGTTTGGGCAGCTTTGATCAGGACATTGATACGGGACAAAATGGCGTGGTGAGGTTCACCCAAACAGACTGAGCCGAAGGAATAAGCATGGCAACAGTTACATGGACAGGGGCAACAGATGGTGATTGGAACACCACCAGCAATTGGTCAACAGGCGCATTGCCAGGGGCTGGGGATGATGTCATTTTCAATTCCACTAGCCGTGATGTGACCATTTCCAGCAGCGTGGCGGGGACCACATACGGCAGTTTGAAGATCCTAGACGGGTTCACGGGGAGCCTGGGGGTGACTGGCACCAAGCTGGAGGTGATGGCCACAAGTTTGCTGGTTGCCACAGACCAGGCCAAAATCCATTTGGATGGGCACTACACAACGGCAATCATCACAGACATGTTCCCAGGGACAGCAGCCAGCCCCAATGTGACGTTTGGCAGCAGCAGCCAATTCACCACCCTGAGAATCACAGGTGGCAAAGGTGCGGTGGAGGTGGCATCAGCTGGATTAACCACGGTTCAAATGCTGGGGGCCGACCAAGCAGTGTTGTCTGTTCTATCAACATCATCCAGTTTCACCAACATCCTGATGGATTCTGGGACATTAACCACGGCTGAGTCATTCACTACGGCTGATGTGTCTGGTGGAACATTAGAGCTGACCGGGACAGCTGGGGGCACCACTATCAACCTTACAAGCACAGGCGCGCTGGAACACAATTCAACAGGCACCGTGACCAACCTAAACGTGTTTGATTCAGCCTGCCTGGCAACCACTACAGACAACTCCACCAGCACAGGGGCTGTGTTCACAAACACAATTTTGTTTGATGGTGTGATTGATGAGCGGAACGGAGCAGCCACAACCACATTCAGCAACGGCATTGTTGTGAATGGGACTGGCACCATTCGGCCAGATGTATCCCGAACATTGACGGTGACGTGATGGCTGGTGGAGATTGGACACCATCAGAGCTAGGCACATCTATTCTGACAGCCTGGTATAAGGCAGACAGCATCAGCGGATCAGATGGGGATGCTGTTGCAGCCTGGTCAGATTCATCCGGCAACGGCAATGACACAAGCCAATCAGTTGCGGTGAGGCAGCCAACATTGCAAACAAATGAATTGAACGGGCAGCCAACTGTCAGGTTTGATGGGACCAATGATATTTTGTCGGATAGTGACATTGCGGCATTGGACGTTGGAACAGGTGATGTATGGATGGCATGCCTGTTGAAATCAACTGATGATTCTGGGGTGCAGGACTATTTTGAAAAAGGGCACCAACAGTTTGGTTTGTCATGCCTAGCAAATGGGGACCTTAGGATTTGCATGGGTTCAACCACAAACGGGCCAGTTCAAACATCTGGAAATTGGAGTAGAACAAATTTTGTTTTAGTGACGGGTTCAAGGGTTTCAAACAATAACAATGGGTTTGTGGACGGTTCACCTATGAACGTGACCAACACCACAGACAATGGCAGCATTTCAAACTCAAACGTGTTTGATATTGGATCCAGGGCTATAGGTGCAGGCCCGATGGTTGGTGACATAGCGGAAGTTCTGGTTGGCGGTGCAACACTGACCACAGCAAACCGTGAAAAAGTTGAGGGCTATTTAGCTTGGAAGTATGGGCTGCAAACCAACCTGCCAGATGACCACACATACAGGTTTCACAAGCCAAAGATTGACCCAATTGTTTGGACAGGTGACAGGGGTACCAGTCTTGATGTTGCGTTGAATTGGAGTGGTGGCGTAGTTCCGTCAGCCACTGATAAGGTGTTGTTTAATACTGGCAACGTTGATGCCACAACTGGTTCATTGACAGCTGGAAGTGTGTTCATCACAGACGGATATACGGGCAACATTGGCACCAGCAGCAGCCCCAGAACATTCACAGCAGATGAAGTTGTGATTGGTTCAAGCCGTTCCAACATCAACATTCAAATGGCCAGCAACACCAAAACGTTTGTGACTGAATCGGCCAATGGTGTGAATCTGTCTGGTTCATCAACCAACCTGTTTGTGCGTTCCAAAGATCCGACAACCCTGGGCCTGACCACCAGCGGCACCATGAACATTGATGTGCGGCACCCGTCTGGCAACGGTGGTTTGTGCAGCCACACAAGCGGGGTGCCATTCAAAACCACGGTTGGATTTGGTGGCGCTGTGAAGCGTTCGGTTGCAGCATCCGGTGACACTCTGGAAGTGACGGGCAACGGTTCATTCAAACACACAACTGGGGCCATGCCAGAGTTCACCCAGCGTGGTGGCAACATTGTGTTCAATGGCACCAGCATTGATGGTGGCGTATGTGACCTGATTGGTGGCGTGTTCAACATCAACCGAACCACCCAAGCTGTTGTGGAAATGTCCACCATTGACGTTTACCCAGGCGGGCTGATGGACCTGACAGGACCAGCCAGCGGCCAGGTTGATTTTGGTGTGTCTAAAGTATTGCGGTCTGTTGGCGGTTCCAGGTTGAAACTGGGTTCAGGCAGAAGCGCTGCAATGTCATAATTTTCTGGTATGCTCCTTGCCTGGTGCCCATCCAATTTGCTGTTTGATTTCTGCGGCGGGTTGATGGCGTGATGGGTACCGATTTCCTCCACCCTTGCCCACGTTGTTCATTCAGCGTGGGCAGGTTTCCAGCCCAGGAGGGGCTGAGACATCACAGGAGTTTCAGCGTTGGACGGATTCAGCGCCAAGATGGAACGGGCTATTGCCCTGTATCAGCAGCTGCAAAGCTGTTCAGATTCCGCTGCAACCCAAAGGTGTGATGACATTGCAAAATTGGCAACAGCGTGGTTGTGCCTGGCACCCTGGGTTTTGCGGGGTTTGCTGGGAACACAAGCGTTGATTGAAAACAGGGGTGATGATGACCTGGCACGGATTTGGCAGCTGGAAAAGCGGCTGCCAGATTTGGAAGTGTTCATTGTTGCCCTGGATTTGGCGGCACAGAACGCCAGGAGGGTTGATCGGCATGACAACGGACAAAATCCCAACGGGTAGTTTTCTCGAGGAAAATGACAACGTGTACCACCAGTACGCCAAAGATGGGCGTGCCATTTCCGCCAGTAGCATGAAGCTCTTTAGAAAATCCCCACGGGACTACCAGGCCAGGTACATCACCAAAGAAATCAAGCACAAGGATTCACCTGCGTTGGTCTTGGGCCGCGCGGCGCATGCCCTGATCTTGGAAGGCACCCAAGCGTTCATGGATGGGTTTGTGCGGATTCATGAGCTGTGCCCCAGTTTTGGATTCATCAACCCCAAGACGGGTTCAATGTACGGTGAAACCACCAAAGCATTCCGTGAGGCCAAAGCAGCGTTGGAGGATGCAAAGCCTGGGGTGAACATCCTGAGCAATGAACAATGGGACCAGTGCCAGGGCATGGCTGAAGCAGTGCGGCAACATCCGATTGCCAAAAGCCTGTTTGCTGATGGTGATGCTGAACGGGCATTCAGGAAATATGTGGGTGATGAACCATTTGCCAGGCAATGCAAGATTGATTTTGTGGCTGACACAGGCAGCGGCTACACCACATTGGTTGACCTGAAAACCACAGAAGATTTGGAAACGTTCCCTAGGAATGCCCACAGGTTTGGGTATCCAGAACAGTTGGCGTTTTACAAGGATCTGTTTGTGAGAACACTTGACAATGGATGTGGGTGCACATCCAACATTGATGTGGTGATTGTGGCGGTTGAGAAAAACCCACCATACAAAGTGGCGGTTGCCAACATCCCACATTCTGTGTTGAAGCTGAAGCAACAGGAGAATGAACACAACATCAGCAGGCTGGCCAAGCTGTGGGATCACCCAGATATCCATTGGCCAACCGGATATGAGGGCGTGCAAAGTTGGTTTGTACCGCAACCACAGCTATGAACAAATACGTTTGCATTCAGGGCGTTCCATTGCATGGGCCATATCGGCGCATCATCAAAGAGGAATATGATGGGCTGGTGGCCACAGCCAAGAGCCGTGCCAGCGTGACCCCAGATTGGGGGTTCAAAGGACGCTGGGATGGTGATGAAGATTATTACTTGGAACAGCGGCACATCCCTGGCATTGCTGGTGAATGGTATTTGCGTGACCTGTTGCCAGATGCTGAGGCCCATGCCAATGAATTGGACCGGCATGATTTGGTTTGGAAGCGCCAGCTGATTGAGGTGAAAACATTTGGCAGGCGGAACAGCTGGTGCAATTTTTACCAGCGGGACCAGGGAAAGTTTTTTGATTGGCTTTATGTCTTCATGTATGACCCTGATGTGCGGACGGTTGTTTGTTGCGGGTACATTGGCCGAGAAAAACTAATGGACAAAAAAAATTGGTCCGATCAATTACCACTGGTGGTTGGAGGAACAAGAGGTACAACCACAGGGTGGCGCGTGCCACTGATTGATTTGGTGCCCCATGGAACGGGGCCATTGTTCAACATTTAGAAAGGAATCTGAAATGCCAGATATGTCACAAGCGTTTCCAGGCAAATGGATGAAGGCACATGATGTTCAACAGCCAGTTGTTCTGACCATCACAGATATTGAGGAGGGCACCTATTCAGACGGGCAGAAAAGCTGGGGCATGGGGTTCAGAGAAACCCAACAGCGTCTGGGCCTGAACAAGACCAACACCCAAACCCTGATTGAATTGTTTGGGCAGTTCAGTGAACAGTGGGCAGGCAAGCAGATTGAAGTGTTTGCCACCACGGTTGAAATGGGGGGGCGTACAGTGCCCTGTGTGCGGCTGCGTGCCCCAAGCCAACCCCAGCAGCCCCAACAGGGTGCAGGCGTTCAGGCGGCGTTTGGGCAGCAGCAACAGCCACCAGTGCAACCAAATGATGGGGTGCCATTCTGATGGCTGGGGGAGGAAATGACAACACGCCATGGGTTGCCTGGTATCCCCAAGCATTTCTGGCAGACACCTGGAGCATGAGCCTGGAGGTCAAAGGGGCGTACATCATGCTGTTGTGCGTTCAGGCCAACGGGGGCAGAATCCCAAATGATTTGGAACGGTTGCAGGGTGTGATTCCTGGGTTCACGGTTTCAATGTGGCGGGAGCTGGCCAGCCGGTTTGAAGTGGTGGCCGATCCAGAGACAGGGGAAGAGCATCTGGAAAACCCCAAGATGCGGAAGGAAGTAGAACAGGCCAGGGCCAAGGTGGAAAAAGCAACCAAGGATTCACAAGCTGCCAGGGACCGTGCCCGTAAATCCAGACAGTGCGCGAACGGTGCGCGCACGGTGCGGGAATGTTTCTCCGGGGAGAATAAGAAACAGAAACAGATCCCTCCCCCCCAAACCCCCCCAGGGGGGCAGGCTGGTGGGGATGATTACTCCCAAGAATTGAAACAGCACATCCTGACCTGGGCTGAACACTACAACACCCGCTGGGAGGCAGCAGGATCCTCCGTGAGGCTTTCCGGCAGCCGAATAGCCCTAGCGGTCGGTTCAATGTCTGCGGAGGCTTGGAACGGCATTCAGGCGGCGTTTGAAGATGCGTACAAATCCGGCGTGAATGACCCCAACCAAAAGCTGAAAAACCCAACGGCGTATGCCCTGAATCTAGTGAAGGAATCCCGCCATGCCCGGAGTGGGTGATGTGAACAGAAACCGTTGGACCATGTATGTGGCGGACGGCGCCAAGTCAGGTGGGATGTCCATGAGCATTTCCAGATGGCGGGGCAATCAGGTTTCACCAACAGCATTTGTGAAGGGCGGTGGTTTGAAATCAAACAACCTGCCCAAACTGATTGGCGGGATGGTGGCCATAGGGATGACCAAATCAGAAATCCAACACAGGTTCAACATTGACCCTGAACACAGCCGCCAGTTCTGGTTGGAGTTTTTGACCCTCCCAGAATCTGAACAGGTTGAGACATTCCGGTGGGCTGACAGGCTGGGAAAACAGGCAAGGTTCCGAACAGGTGATTTGTGACCAACCCGCCAACCAAGCTGCAAAAAGAGATTCACAGCCTGATTCGGCGGTGGGATCAGGAATGGAACATCAGCCATGCAGAATTGGTTGGGGCATTGGCCATGGCCCTGTTTGATTTGTTGATGTCCAGGTGGACCATCACAGAAGAACCACTGGTTGAGGATGTGGATGATGAGGATGAGGATGAGGATGATGAGTTAGAAGGGGATGATTGATGGCCAAGAAGCGGAGAAACTGCAACCGAGTGAATCCGCTGACCCGGACCACATTGGAAAAGCAAGGGTATATGGTGGCCCTGGTTGAACAAACCATACCAGGCACCAGGGGCATCAAGCGTGACCTGTATGGGTTTCTTGATTTCCTAGCGGTCAATCAATATGAAACACTGGGTGTTCAGGCAACATCATTGGCCAACAAATCCAACCGCAAAAAGAAGATTCTGACAGAGCGGGCAGAGGAAGCCAAACAGTGGCTGAGTTTTCCAGGGAGGCGGCTGGAAATCTGGGGATGGGGATGGAGTGAAAAGGACAAATCATGGACACTTGACACCACAGAAATCACACTAGGTGATTTTGATGGACCCTGAGCTGGACGAAGTTCTGGCCTATTTGCGGGCCTATGCCACCAAGGTGAGCAGGGAAAAAAAGTTTCCGCTGTGGACTAGGGATGAAGTTGAATCTGAATGTTGGCTGTTGTGGCATGATGAAATTCTGATGAAGCACAAAAACAATTTGCATGAACGGTGGCGGGGGCTGGCCAAACTGGTATTCAACCGGCGTTTGCCAGACATATACCAGCGGAGCCTGGGCAAAAAGATAAGACGTACCAAAGACCACGGACGGACGTACCACACAGATGCTGACCTGGGATACATCAGCCCAAACAGGACCGAACAACCAAAGGTGCAGGACGTTGTGATTCCAACAATCCTGCGGGCCATGAAATCATTGCAAACCTATGTTGATGCAGTCAAATGAACAAAGACCAAACCCCACAGCCTGAAACCGTACAACTGGCCAGCCGTGATTGGGTTGGATTGCTAGCCGTGGCGGTGACCATCATTGGTGCGTTCTTTGCAGCGTATTCACGGCATGACAGGATGCTGTCTGAAATCAGCGTTTCACAGCAGCTGCAAGGTGAACGGATCAATCGGTTGGAGGGCAAGCTAGACCAGCTGGAACGTGACCTGCGGGGACGCTGATGCGTTGGCTGTCTTTGCTGTTCATGTTGGGTTGCCAGGCATCTCAAAACCCTTTTGTGTCAGGGGTGTCAAAGGCAATACCGGAGGCACCCAATCCACAAAACCATGTGGCGTGGAGTCTGTACCCGTTGAGCCTGTCAGGGGGGCTGGCAATCCTGGCAGGGATTGTGGCCATGATTTGGTTTCCAGGCCCATCAGGGCGGCGGGCGCTGGTGGTGGGCATCATCATCAGCCTGGTGCCACCAATATTTCTGGCCCTAGAACACAGTTTGTTGATTCCGGTATCAATAGCCACAGTGGTTGTTGGTGGCGGAATGTTGGTTTTTTATCTGGCCCGAAGCTGGGAACGGCAACGGGGTTGCAAAAAGGATTGAACATGTTTGAAGTTGGAATGTGCGTTGGTTGTTTGGTGGTTGGATTCATTCTGGGCATGGTTCACAAACAGCGGGTGATTCGGCGTTTAACCAAATGACAATCCGCAAGGTGACAGGAGATGGCAGGCTGGTTCCGCTGGGCAGGCGTGACCGTGGGCCGGACCCCAGGCAGGACCGTTCCAACAGGGCAAACAGGGGGCGGCGCTGGATGAAGCAACGTGCCCAGATTCTGGCCAGGGATCCTGTCTGCAAGGTTTGTGGGCGGGCAGCATCAGCCCAGGTGGACCACATAAAACCTCTGGCCCAGGGCGGGGATGATTCCTATGACAACCTGCAAGGCATCTGTATTCCATGCCATGCCACCAAAACAGCCAGTGAGCGCCAGCCGATTGAGCGTGCCAGCATGGGTTCCGAATTGATTAGACGGAACACATATGAGGTGCGGCACAATGATCCTAGAAACACTACTGGCCCTGGCCCTGAACACTGACGTCGGAAAACCCACTGACCCCAATGCGGTGGCCATGTGGATTGATGACTTGGGCAGACTGACACCGTTTGGCAGGACGTTTGATGTTTACATCCAGTCTGGGTTTGATCCTGATTTCAGCTATCCAAACGGGGAGCCAAGACGGCCATATATGATTGGTTCCACCAGGGGAAATGAATCCCCAACCCGTTCATTTGGGTGGGCCATTGAAGGGCCAATCCTTAAAAACCACAGACCAAACCACCTATACCCGTGGTTGGAAAACTGCCAAGAGTGCATTGACTACTGGACAACAGACACCGGCATTGAGTGTCCAGCTCCTGGTGCCTACTGGGAATGTATCCAAGCCAACCCATACCAGCGTTGGATGTATCTGGGAATGAATTTCACCCCAATCAACTGGGTGTTTGAAGGCCCACAAGGATGCTGCCCACGGACGGCTGACATGGTTGACCTTGAGTACGCCTGGTGTGATTCATGGATCTTGCATGGACCGTTGGGTAAGAAGTACGGTAACAACCAGCAATATAAGTACCCGTTAGTTCAGCAGCAGCACAAAGATTTGATGGATACCCCCGTATTGAAGTTTTGGCCACACCGTGATGACATTGTTGGTGAACGGTGTTGCAGCGCCCCATCACAGAATGACTACGGTGACCTAATTAGATGGAATGCAGATGTTGACTGGGAGAGTGAGTTGCACCCGGGATCATTCCATATTGCCAGGTTTACAGGCCCAAACTACTTTTCATCGGGTGGTGTTGTGCGTTGGGCATGTGGCAACGGCCACCCATGTGAACCATCAATTTATTCTGTGAATTACTACCCAGACAACAGCTGCCCATCAGACCTGAATGAAGATGGCATGGTAGGGTTTCAGGATTTGTTGCAGGTGCTGGGTGATGTTGCTGCGTTCAAATACCACCCCCAAACCAACAATGGGTTCAATGCAATCATCAAAGTATTGTCAGAGTGGGGCGCTTGCCAGTGAATTGCCCAGCCTGTGAACGGCGGGCAGCTCAGGAACAAAAAGCCGGGGCTGAATGCAAACAAGAGGTGAAGCGGCTGCAAAGCCACACACAGCGTTTGTCAATTCTTGTGGCAATCCTGGCAACCCTGATTGGACAGGAAGCGTTTGAACGGGCAGTTGCAATCATGGGTGCAGTTGACACATTTGCAGCGGTTGAAGAGGAGCCAGAACAATATGCCACAACCCAAGCAACACAGGCTGGTGATGAAGAGCATGACACCCAAAACAAAGACATCAGACATTCTAAATTACTCCTGGCATACGTTCCGCCGCTGTTGCCCACGTTGGGTCAAGAATCACCCATGTATGATTTCGGCATTGACCAGTGGGACTACTCTGAAAGCTTGATGTTGCCCAGCATGGGTTCAGGCACTGCCCTGGCAGCTGGCCTGTTGTTGATACCAAACCGCAAACGCAAATAAAAAACCCCAGCGTTGGCTGGGGCTGTGGCTGTGGCAGGTGAACAGTCTGCCATCACGGTTTCAGTTCTAGAAGGGTACTAGGCCACCCATGGTTCCAGAAGTTCTAGAACACCACGGGCTGTTTGGTGTTTCAGTTCTGCCAGCGCTTCACGTTCAGGCAGGTGGTCTGATGTGTAGATGTTCACATCATTCCCCATGAATTCCAATGTGGTTGTGCCGTTGTCATGCCGAGTGTTGATTTTGAACAGGGCTGGGCCGTTCATCACCCCAGCTTGCTCAAGCTCCACTACATATCCCTGCCAGGTGCGGTGGATGTTGCCAGAGTCTCTGATGGGTGCAAATCCGGTGATGCGGGTACCACCATCAAAGATTGATTCAAGGGTTTCACCAACCCAGCGGTATGTGTGTGTTTCTTCAAGCGGATGCATTTGATGATTCCTCCGTATGGATTGCAAACTTGGGGTTTTTCAGGTCGGTCAGGTCAACACATTTGACCCAATGGATTCCGTGCCAGCCTGATGTGTCAGGAGTGCGGACTTTGACCCGATAGAAATAGCCTGTGGAAACTGGGATGTGTTTCACATCTGAAACCTGTTTCAATTCAATAAAAAACGGCTGAGGTTGCAAAGGTTCATGGTGTTTTGGATGCCTGAGAATCAGCGGTGATATCCCCACGGTTCCAGGTTGACCGTAGGCCAAAAACAATTTGCGGATGGCTTTGATTTGTCTGAGGTTCATTTGGTTTCCTCCAACACAAGTTCATGCACCTTGCCCATGATTTTGTCAACCTTGCCAAACAAACGGTTGGCTTTGTTTTCACACTTCACAGCCTTGGCGGCATACATTTCCACAAAGATTTGTGTGCTGGCAATACGCTCATGGCCACGCCAGATTTTGGCTTGATTCAAAGCACGATTGGCATCACGCATCACAATGTTTTTTTCCCGCAACAGGCGGCTGATTTTGTTTTTGTTGATTGGTTTGAGATTCAATTTTGATTTCCTTTGTTCCACAATTGAGGCAAGGCAATTTTGGTAAACCACTCTTCAAACCCATCATCTGTTCCATTGTGGGCAACCCATTTGGCCAGTTGTTGATTCCAGAGTTCTGTAAGTTCACGGAATACTTTTGCTTGATCGGCGGTTGAAGTTTGTGCTGCGTTGTTCATTGTTGATTTCCTCATCAGGCTTCATTGCCTTGCACAGACTTTATCCGCTATCTGGCCAGAAATGTTGAGCCTAATCAATAAAATTGCACATTTTTTTTTAGGGCATCAAAAAACCCCCACTGAAGCATCAGCAGGGGTATTGGTGGAGTTTGGGTGCCTAGTCAGCTGTCAGGGCAATCTGGCAAGCTCTTTTTGCACCTTGCCCCAATACGTTTGCAGCCGTTTCCATTTGCGGGAACCTGGAAGGGCATTCAGGGCGTTTGGGCCACCATTCCACATCAGGGCAGCGGCGTAGTCATAGGAGGTGCCAGCGGGCAACCTGTGGGGTTTGTTGTACCTGGCCTGAAATCCCCTGAACACATCCACTGAGGTTTGGAGATCAAACACAGCATCAGGCCATTTGCCTGGCACCCCTGAATCCACCATTGCAGCTTTGCTGATGCAATACGGACCAGCGGTAAAACCTTTGTCTGAGAACATTGGAATCCCACCAGGGTGGCAGGATGATTCCACAGCCCAGATGGCGCGTTCCAGCTTGGACATTTCAAACGGCGGGGTGACGGGGCCACACAGCCCCACAATGATTGAAAGCAGATTGAACATGATTGTTCCTCCATTCGGGCAGTTGCCCACTGGTGTATCGGTTGATTGTGCTGGTGGCTTGATGAAACTGGGAAGTTGCAAAAAACCGCGTTTCTGGGCTAAAAACGGCGGTCAACCGCGTTTTTGGGCTAAAAATGAGGGTGGTAAGGGGGGTCATTTTTTTTTTTAGCCAACTACAGGTGAC